AGAGGACTGTAGCTAACAACTGGATTGAACTCCAGTACGGCTGGTTGCCCCTGTTACAGGACGCACAGGCCGGTGCCGAGCAGCTAGCTTGGTACCTACAGGCACCCCTCGAAACACGTGTTAGCGTGTCGAGACGGAAGGAAAGTAGTGGAACCCAGGACAAATATTCTGGGAGTTATGCTCTAGACGATGGTACTTACCAGTACCGTTGGGTTAGGTGTAACTACACCATTACTGAGAGGAAGCGCTTGACTGTTTACATTCAAGAGCGTCCCTCTGAGGCGGCACTATTGGGACTTACCAGTCCTGAGAATGTCGCCTGGGAGCTTCTGCCGTGGAGTTTTGTTGCCGACTGGTTCATTCCAATTGGCGACTACCTCACAGCACGGGGACTTTCCTCAATCGTCCCGGGGAAGTACATTACGGGGCACCTGCGCAAAGGTGTCGTTAACCCACCCTTCTGGGTTGGGAACGGCAACGGAGGCAGCGATGTTACGGTGTACCCTCGGCATCCGACTGGAGGTTATCCAGCGACGCGAGGAAAGAAACACTCTGTGCACTACTCACGTAGTGTGGGGAGTGATCTGACGGTTCCTTTACCGTCTTTCAAACCATTAGCGAAAGCCGCCTCTTGGCGACACTGTGCTAATGCCGTCGCTCTACTCACGCAACAATTCGCGGGTAGGGTCCGTCCTTAACTGGACACAACTTGCCGTTAACCACGGCTGTGAAAGGTCCGCTCTCATGAGCGATATTGCAAATATCACCGTCTATGACGGTGCATCCACCCCGGTGTCGCACACTCTTGTGGGCGAATCCGTCGAGCGTCTGCCCGACGGGACCGTAGTTGCAAAGTGGAAGGAGTCCCTCGCTGGGATCCCCGACTACGCGCAAGTACGGTGCACGATGACGAAGCGGAAGCTTCCGTCAGGCGTGTTCCGGGTTACCGCACGCACGATGGTTCCAGTTATGGAGTCCGTCAGTGGTCAGAATTCGGCCGGCTACACCGCAGCCCCAAAGGTTGCGTATGTGGATACGGTCGAGTCCGTGGGGTACTATCACGAGCGTGGTACCATTGCTGGCAGGCGTCTTGCCCGCCAGATCAATGTGAACATCATGGGGAACGTCTCTACGTCCGTGGCAGCTGCCACGACAGGGCCGGCTAGCGAGCTGTTTGATCAGCTTGTGATGCCGACCTGAGATGGTTCCGACTATGATCCGGGCGGTGATGGAGGCGATTAAAACCCGCC